CAAAAACAGGATGCCTCAACAGAAGAAGTAGAAGAAGAACCTACTACTGCTGAAGAAAAAACATTTAAGAAAAGATATTCAGATCTACGTAGGCATCAACAGAAACAGACAGAAGAACTAAAGGTTGAGATATCTGCATTGAAGAGCCAGTTAGAACAGTCAACTAAGAAACAGATTAAACTTCCTAAGTCTGACGAGGACATAGACACATGGGCTAAAGAGTATCCTGATGTTGCTGCTATAGTAGAAACAATAGCTATGAAGAAAGCAGCAGAGCAATCAGCTAGTCTAGAGCAACGTGTTAAAGCATTAGACGATATGCAACAGGACGTAAGCAAACAACGTGCAGAGACAGAGTTGTTACAAATGCATCCAGACTTTGATGATATACGTAACGATGATGACTTTCATACATGGGCAGAAGAACAGCCTAAGTGGATACAGGACGCTCTGTATGAAAATGATAATGATGCACGATCTGCTGCTAGAGCAATTGATTTGTACAAGGCAGATAGAAGTATTACAACTAAGAAAACTAATAATAGAGATGCAGCTAAGTCTGTATCTACAAAAGGAAAACGTAACAAACCTGTAGAAAATGAGTCTAGTTCTTTTCTAAGAGAGTCTGAAGTACAGCGTATGACCGCAAAGGAATACGAAAGTAGATCAGATGAAATCATGGAAGCTATTAGACAAAACAAGTTTGTATACGATTTATCTGGATCAGCACGTTAATTAGTGTTGACAAACAGTAGATTGTGTATATAACTATACATAGTCGCAAGATGTAGTTAGCCCTTGAATAAGACTACCTAACTATATCTCACTATACTTCTAAGACAACCCGATGAAGAAGAGCCTATGTGTAGTTGGCCTTACACGTACAACCTCTTAGTTCACGGCCCTTAAGGTAGATAAAAAATAGTGTACAATATGTACACATGGGATGTCGTATATAGGAGAAAATAAAATGGCATTTTCAACTGCAACAGGCTACGGCAACCTGCCTAATGGTAATTTCTCACCAGTTATCTACTCTAAGCAGGTACAAGTAGCTTTTCGTAAGGCTTCAATTGTTGAAGCTATTACAAATAGTGACTACTTTGGCGAGATCGCAAATATGGGCGATAGCGTTAAAATAATTAAGGAGCCAGAAATCACGGTTAAAGCGTATGCTCGTGGTACTACGATTACTCCGCAAGACTTGGACGATGAAGAGTTCTCTCTTACCATCGACAAAGCAAACTACTTTGCATTTAAAGTCGATGATATTGAAGAGGCACACTCTCACATCAACTTCCAACAGCTTGCAACTGATCGTGCAGCTTACAGACTAGCTGACCAGTTTGACCAAGACGCTCTTGGTTACTTAACTGGTTTCAAACAGTCTTCTTTGCATTCCAATGCTGATACTGTTAACTCAACTGTTAATGGTGCAGTTGCTGTATCTACAGCAGGTACTGACGAATTACTAAGCTCAATGAAGATAGATGCTTCTGAGTTCGGTGGTTCTGCTAGTAATGCAATTGGTATTCAAGCACGTGCTGGTGGTGCAACTTCTGCTACACCCGGTTCAGGTAATGCTAACCCATTACAAATCGTAGCTCGTATGGCTCGTTTGCTTGATCAACAAAATGTTGACACCAACAATCGTTGGCTCGTTGTTGATCCAGTTTTCGTTGAAGTTCTCAAAGATGAAGACTCTCGTCTTCTCAATGGTGACTTTGGTGGAAGCGGAATACAAAATGGTCTTATACTTAATAACCTTCATGGTTTCAAAGTATATATGTCTAACAACCTACCTTCTATTGGAACTGGACCAGCTACTACTGGTGGTACAAACTCCTCTAACTTTGGTATGATTGTATCTGGACATTCTTCTGCTGTAGCAACTGCCGAGCAGATTAATAAGACAGAGACATATCGTGACCCTGATAGCTTTGCCGACATAGTTCGGGGAATGCATTTGTATGGACGTAAGATACTTAGACCTGAAGCTCTAAGTGTTGCACGTTATTGCTTGGTATAAGGAGACTGAATCATGGCTACAGTAACAACCTTAAGTTCAGCGGCTCGTGGCTCAGATGCCAGAGGTCGCGCTCCTTACTTGGTGCAAAATAGTATTGACTTCTCTGCTGCTGTTACCGCTAAAGGTACAGCACTAGCAGCTGCTGATATTATTGAAGCAATCACAATACCTGCTAATACTATGATCTTGGATGCTGGTTTTGAAGTAACGACAGTTCACGCTGGTACTTCTTCTGACTGTGCACTTGATCTAGGAGTAACAGGTGTTGATGTGGATGCATACGTTGATGGCTTTGACTTTGACGGTGCATCAGCAGGTGCTTATAGTGTAGGTGCAGGTAGTGGACCTCTCACTGTTGGTGCAACTGCCGACACGCTTGATGTTTTAATTCAGGCACAAACTGGAACTACAACGGCTGGTGTTATCCGTGTCTTTGCATTATTGCTAGACGTTGATGACATAGGCACAGTAGGTGCAGATGAAGTGGATCGTGATACACTCGCGTAACACATGTGGAAGGGGTGGGATAAACCTGCCCCTTTCTACTTAAGGATATATTATGGCTACAACATTTCTAACATTAGTTAATGATGTCAACAAAAGGCTGAACGAAGTTGAGCTTACCAGTTCTAACTTTGCATCAGCCACAGGTTTTTATGCACACATAAAAGATGCAGTCAACTCTGCTATACGCTACATTAATGAAAGCGAGTATGAGTGGCCTTTTAATCATTCAGAAAAAGAACAAACATTAGTTGCTGGTACAACAAGATACGCATTTCCAACAGATGCTAAACTAATAGACTTTGAATCGTTTAGAATAAAAGAAGATGCTACATTAGGAAATGATACAAAGAAACTAGCTTTAATTACATATGATGAATACCTAGAAAAATACGTGGATCAGGAGTACGCTGCAAGTCAGACACGTGCACTACCACGTTTTGTTTTTCATGGACCTGATCTAAAGTATGGTTTGATAGAACCACCTGATAAAGCATACACGTTAGTATTTGACTACTATGTATTTCAGGCAGACCTATCTGCTCATGGTGACACAATGGTTATCCCAGACCGTTTTAAACACGTTGTAGTGGACGCTGCAATGTTTCATGCATATATGTTCAGGGGTAACACTCAAGATGCTGTAGTGGTCAAGGAGAGGGCAGATGAGGGTATTAAAGCAATGAGGTCTATGTTAATTAATCGCTATCACTATATGAGGTCTTATATGATACCTGCTGCAACAGGAGGACGTAGACTAGGTTCCTCTAGGTCTACAGCAGGATCGAGCTTGGATAGTCTATAATGCCTGATGCATGGGAGACATTTAGAATAGAGTTTAAAGGTGGGCTAGTAACTAATCTTAGCCCATTGCAACAAGCTATCAATGCTCCCGGTTCTGCCAGAATACTACGTAACTACGAACCATCTATTGATGGAGGTTACAAACGCATACAGGGCTATGCTAAGTTTGATAGTAATATTATGGCTCCATATGGTAATCCAGTTGTACATGGAGCTAGTCAATCAGGTACTACATTAATTATAGCAGCAGTGCATACTACTCCTGCTGTTGGTGATACATTTACTATAGCAGGAGTCTCTAGTACATATACAATATCGGGTGTATCTTTTGATGCTACTAATAATAGAGCCACACTAACTTTATCAGGTGCACTAGCTTCTAGCCCTGCTAATGGTGCGCTTATAACATTTGCTACTGTAACTACAGCTAACTATGCTAATGGTATTACATACTTTAATAATAAAGCTGTAGTAGCACTTAATGCAGATATATTAGAAACAGCAGGTAGTGGCTATACAAAAATAAATAAACCTAATTATGGTAGTCCATTAGTACACAATGCTTCTCAGACAGGTACATCTCTAGAGATAGATGCGGTAGATAACTTTCCACAAGCAGGTGATGTATTTACTATTGCAGGTGTAGATAAAACATATACAGTTCAAACTACTATATCATCTTATACTAATGAAACACATAAACGTCTTACTGTTACTATAGATCCAGCACTAGATAGTAGTCCATCAGATAATGCGGCTTTAACATTTATATCTACTAGTAGAGAAGGTGCAGTTAATACACGATTTGATATTATTGATTTTACAGGTACATCAACACTCATAATGGTTGATGGTGTAAATGCACCTGCACTATATGATGGCACTACGTTTACTGAATTAAATAGTGCACCATCAGATGTAATAGGTGCTACAGTTGTAGCTACACATAAAAATCACATCTTTTACGCTAAAGGTAGAGTATTAAGTTTTGGTGCACCACTTACTACTACAGATTTTCAAAGTGGTAATGGTGCTGGTAGTATTGGTTTAGATAATAGTATAGTAGCAATAAAAAGTTTTAGAGATCAACTTATAGTATTTACAGATTCATCTATCTTTAGATTAAATGGTGACGCACTAGCAACTTTTAACTTACAACCTATTACACGTGACATAGGATGTATACAGACTGACAGCGTACAAGAAATAGGTGGTGATGTTGTATTCATGGCTCCTGATGGTTTAAGACTTCTTAGTGCTACTGAACGTATTGGTGACTTTGGATTAGCACCTATTACTAAAAAGATACAAGGTACGTTTAATGAATTTGTAAAATTACATACAGACTTTTTTAGTTTAGTTATAAGAAATAAATCACAATATAGACTATTAGGTTGGAATAATAGCTTTACAAGACCTAATGCACAAGGTATACTGTTTACACAATTTGCATCTCCCGGTGAAGCATCTGTTATTGACTTTGCAGAAACCAGAGGTATACAAGCAACAGCATGTGCAAGTGTGTATTCAGGAACAACTGAGTTTGTTCTGTTTTCAGGTAAAGAAGGTTATCTACACAGAATGGAAAATGACACATCTAGTTTTGATGGTAATAATATAGCAACTACATTTGCTACACCTTTCTATCCTATCAATGATCCACGTATACGAAAGACAATATACAAAGCTCAGTTCTATCTAGATCCAGAAGGAAGAGTAAACTTTGATCTAAACTTAAAATTTGACTTTGATGAGAGTGGTGCTGTAGTTATGCCAGCAGTAACATTTACAAATGCAACTAGTAATCAGGCACAATTTTATGGTATTGGTGCATATGGATCTGCTACTTATGGTGCTAAGTTACAGAAAGTATTTTCTGCACAGACTACAGGATCAGGTAAAACTATATCTGCACAGTTTGAAGCAGATAATAATACAGATGTTCCATATGCGCTTGACGCATTGACACTGGAATATGCAACACATGCAAGAAGGTAATTAAAAATGGGAACAGGATATACACGTAACGATACTGCTAACAATATTGCTGATGGTAATATTATTAATGCCTCTGACTTTGATGGAGAGTTTGATGCTATCGTAACTGCCTTTAGTACATCAGGACATACGCATGATGGTACAGCAGCAGAAGGTGGTGCAATAACTAAACTAGGACCAGCACAACAACTTACTATAGCCGCAACTAGTATTGTACCATCTACTGATGATGCATTTGATTTAGGTTCTAGTGGTGCAGAGTTTAAAGATTTATACATTGATGGTGTTGCATACATAGATGCTATTAACTTTAATGGCACAGCTATTGCTTCTACTGCTGCTGAACTTAATATTGTAGATGGTGACACATCTGCTTCTACTGGTGTAACTATAGCAACCTCAGATCAGTTTATTATAAACGATGGTGGTACAATGAAACAGCTTACGTTTGCTGATTTAGAAACGTGGGTAGAATCTAACATTGACACAGGTGCAAGTTTAACAACTGTAGGTGCATTAGATTCTGGTAGTATAACTTCTGGCTTTGGTAATATTGATAATGGTGCATCTAACATAACGTCAGGTGGTTTGTTGAAGATAGATGTAGATGCTGATGCAGATGATCTTACAGGTGATAGTGCTACAGGTAGACTTACCATAGGTGCAGGTGAAGACCTAAACTTATATCATGGTGGTACTAATTCTTACATAGTAAATGATACAGGCGATTTAATTATTGACACAGCAGGTGATGTTGTTCTTGATGCAAATGGTGCAGATGTATTATTAAAAGATGATGGCACACAGTATGGTGCTTTAACTAATAGTTCTGGTGATCTTATAATTAAGTCAGGTTCAACTACTGCACTTACAATGTCAGGTGCTAATGTTACTGCTGCTGGCAATGTTACAGTAACAGGTGACTTAACCATATCAGGTGATGACTTGACTATGGGTACAAATACTTCTGGTATGTTGCTTATAGCTGATGGCACAAACTTTAATCCTACTGCTGTTACTGCGCTAAGTGAAATATCTACAGTAGCTAACGATGATGTATTTCTTGCAATAGACACATCAGGTGGTGGCCTTAAGAAAATAGCTAGAAGTGCTGTTGTAGCAGGTCTTGCTACATCTTCTGCTATATCTAATGTTGTAGATGATGATACTCCACAATTAGGTGCTGATTTAGATACTAATTCTTTTAACATAGCATTTGATGATGCACATGGTATTAATGATGACAGTGGTAATGAGTTTATTATATTTCAGAAAACAGCTACGGCAGTCAATCAGATTGACATTACTAATGCTGCTACAAGTAATGCACCAGAACTATCTGCCACAGGTGGTGACTCAAACATTAGCCTTAAGT